TATGTCTAATATGACACCGTTCGAGATTCGCCTTGAACTACTAAAAATGGCGAAAGAAATGCTCTCCGATGATTACTACGGTAAGCGAGAGCAAATCAGTAACGATTGGTCCATGCAATGTGAGACCGCGAAAATCAAAGGCGAAACCCCGCCAGCGCACCCAGGCTTCCCACAGTATCCTTCTGAATTAGATATCATTGTTAAGGCTCAAACCCTTAATGGTTTCGTTTCGAATATTACTGTAGAAACAAAGGCAAGTAAGAAGTCTGCGTAACAAGAAGAGGTGTGGCATCTCTCCACGCCTCGTCTACACACAAGGAGAAACAATGCTTAGAAGCATAACACTTACTATGTCTATCGCAGTTACATTGATGATAACTACAGTATACATGGTGGAATCAACAAAATATTCACTTCCATTTAAGACATACTATAGTAGTCTAACGCCTGATGCTCGTGAAGAAGTAGAATGCCTAGCTGAAAATATATACTTTGAGTCCGCAATGGAACCAACTGAAGGTAAACTTGCTGTTGCATTCGTCACTATGAATCGTCTAAAGAGTGGTAAATTTGCCGATAGTATTTGCGGTGTAGTAAAACAGAAGATACAGAATGTATGCCAGTTCTCATGGTGGTGCGAAGACAAGCCGAAGGCAATAGCGACAAGCAAGGCCTTGACAAATGGTGACAATAAGTTGTATAATGGTGTCCGTGACATAGCAATGTTTGTCTACATCAACTATGAAAGAGTAACAGACCCATCCAACGGTGCAATGTTCTATCATGCCGATTATGTTAACCCACGATGGCCAAACATGATTAGAACAAATGTTATCGGTAGACACATCTTTTATAACCGCAAATCATACAACAAAGGAGAATTAGTATGAAAGAAGACTTGACTTTTCCAATTTGCATTACCCTGATGGTACTTGCTTTGATTACTTCTGTAAGTTACTATCATATCAGCGACAGGAAACTAATGTCGCAAAACATTGATAGTGCTATTGCAAAGGGTATCGACCCACTATCAGTTCGTTGTTCTTATGCAAGTGAGCGTGATGTAATCTGTGTTGCATTTGCTGCTTCGGCTCAATCACACAATGTAGCATCACTAGCGAAGAAATAATATGCCAACGAAAGAAGAAATGTCTAAATTTGCTAAGGAGATTGATAAGTTAGTTTCTGAAACAGATTACAATTACATCGAAGCAGTTACAGAGTATTGCAGAAAGACTGGACTAGAGATTGAGGTTGCTGCATCACTAGTTAACTCAAACCTGAAATCAAAAATTCAGAATGATGCAATGGATAACAATATGTTGAAAGAGAAAAGTTCTCGTTTGCCTATATGACCGGATATGAATCGTTCTCAATATACAATGCGTTGAAGTTACATTTTTCACAACAGTCTTATGACTACTTTAAGTATAACGGTAAGTCTAGAATATCTGTAGACAGTTTTGAAAATCGTAAAGACAAATATCACTTCTACAAACTATCACGCAAGTATAAAGAAGATGAATACATCAATTTTCTTGTTGCTAATTTTATCGTGAATGAAAAAACTTGGGCAGGAGATTTGTTGAAGTCTGAAGCTGAGGTTCATTATCTTAGGCGAATGAAGTATATGCAGTCTATGACATACAGTTTTGAGAATGATTGTAACTTGGTGTTCGAAGAGCTAGATGATCCGAATGAGGTGCTAAGAGTAGAAGATGGCGAATACCCTGTTCTGCTATTGATGGCACTTAGAAAAGAAATTCAACCTGAAACACTTGTCATATTAAATGCCTTACTTAACTTCTTCCCGGCATGGTCTAAGAATGTTGCCGATACCATTCGATGGCCAGATTACCGAATGAAGATGCTCAAGTATGCCGCATTTGTACCGTTTGATAGTGTAAAATACAGGCTGATGTTGAAAAAGGTGATTGAACAATGAAGATTTACTTGGATATGGATGGCGTTCTCTGTGATTTCAATAAGAGGTACAAAGAACTCTATTCAGTAATGCCAGACCAGGCATCACGTGACAACAAGATGTGGTCAGGTAACTGGCATGATTTTATTATGGGTCGTAACTTCGAAAAACTGGATTGGTACCCTGGCGGTGAACAATTGCTGTTGTTCCTGCGTAAGCAACATCCAGCAATTGATGTAGAAATGCTCTCTTCATCCGGTGGCCCGAAACACCATGATGAAGTGACTAGGCAGAAAGAAACATGGTTGAAAATGCATCACATTGCATATAAGCCAAACATCGTGCCTGGTCGTAGAGAGAAAAGTAAGTATGCTGGCAAAGGTATTATTTTGATTGATGACACACCAGATGTTATTGATGATTTTAATGCTGCTGGCGGTATCGGCATACTTCATAAGGATGTGGGCAGAACTATAGAACTTTTAAAAGTGCTGCTTGCATAGCAACTAAATATTACTATATCATGCATATGTGGATAAGACGTAATATAAAAAATCATACTCCGTTTATACGAAAGGAAATACAATGAGTAGTTTTGCAAACCTAAAGCGCAATCGTTCTTCTATGGACAAACTGACCAAGGCGATTGAAGCTTCTACCCAGTCCACTTCTGAGGCTGGTTCTAAAGATGACACAAGAATGTGGCAACCCAGCGTTGACAAATCTGGTAACGGCATGGCGGTGATTCGCTTCTTGCCTGCACCTGCTGTTGATGGTGATGATGCACTTCCTTGGGTTCGCACTTTCTCACATGGATTTCAAGGACCTGGTGGTTGGTTCATTGATAACTGCCTGACCACTTTGAATGACAAGTGCCCAGTTTGTGAGCATAACAATACTCTTTGGAACTCTGGTATTGAAGCAAACAAAGATGTTGCTCGTAAACAGAAGCGTAAGCTCTCTTACCTTGCAAACATTCTTGTGGTTTCTGATCCCAGCAACCCTGAGAATGAAGGTCAAATCAAACTATATAAGTTTGGTAAGAAAATCTTCGATAAGATTTCTGAAGCGATGAATCCTGAATTCGCTGATGAAACACCTGTAAACCCGTTTGATTTGTGGGAAGGTGCCAACTTCAAATTGAAGATTCGTAATGTTGAGGGATATCGTAATTATGATAAGTCAGAATTCGCGGATAAGTCTGCGCTTCTTGACGGTGATGATGCTAAGTTGGAAGAATTGTGGAAGAAAGAGTTTTCTCTTAAAGAGTTTACCGAGAAGAAACAATTCAAATCTTATGAACAACTGAAGACTCGTTTGGATAAAGTGCTTGGCTTTGAAGGTGCTATGGCAACTACTAAGGCTGAAGATGTTCAATTGCGTCCGTGGACTGAAGATGAAGTTAAAGTCTTAGATTCAGCAGTTACGACAAAAGATGAAGATTTAGATTATTTCAAATCTCTCGCAGCACAATAATTAAAAAGGAAAATCAATGAAGAAAGTATTACTCGCATCACTTTTGGCAACTACTTTTGGTGTTGCTCATGCTGAAGGACTAAAAGGCAATTTTGGTTTGACAAGTGATTACCGTTTCCGCGGTATTAGTCAAACTCAAAATGCTGCTGCAGTTCAAGGCGGTATTGATTATACCCACGCAAGTGGTTTCTATGCCGGCAATTGGAACAGTTCTATCAGCTCGCAGATGTATACCAACGGTTCAGGCATGGAAAGTGACCTGTATGCCGGTTTTAAGAAAACTGTTCTTGGTCTTACGTTTGATGTAGGTTCATACAACTATGTCTATCCTCGTTCGACTACAGGATCAGTAACAGACTACGATACAAAAGAAGTCTTTGCTGGTGTCGCTTACAAAGAATTGGTTTCTTTTAAGTATAGTCAATCTCTGAGCAATTACTTTGGTGTTGCAAACAGCAAGAACAGCAATTACTACCAAGTGGATTCAAAAATTCCTTTGGCAGCTAAATTGAGTGCTGTTGCTCACCTCGGTCGTACCTCAGTTAACCATAGTTCAAGTCTGAATTATACTGACTACAATGTTGGTGTTGTTTATGATGTGAATGGTTGGGACGTTGGTGGTCGTTTCTACACCAATACTGGAATGACAAAGACAGCACAGGCCGCTACTACACTTAACGGTCAGTCGTTGTATAAAAATGCTGTTGTTATCTCAGCATCCAAGTCGTTCTAAGGTAAATTTGGAAATGTCAGTCATCCGTAAGGGTGACTGATGCGTTAATTAAACTGGACCGTTTGGTCTCAACTAGGAGAAATACTATGAAAGCACTTATCTTTATTGTTGCCGCACTTTTTGCTACCGTTAGTTTCGCTGCTGATAAAGCCGCAGAAAAGAAAGACGAAAAGAAAGCTGAAGCAAAGAAGTAATTGGTGTCAACCAAAAGAAAACC